TTGTTTGAGGCTGCACTGACGTGGTGCTTGGTGGCAGTGTTGTTGATGTTGTCGTTGGGATAGATGTTGTTGCAGGTTCTGTCGTTGTTGTACTTGGCTCTAGTGTTGTGGTTGTTGTCGAAGTGGATGAAGTAGTAGTTGAAGTTGTAGTCGTGGTGGTCGGTGCTGCCTGAGTAGTGAACGCGCTATCCGGCACGATCGCGAAGCCTGATCCGTTGATATTCCAAGCAAGCATGTAGCAGGCGTAGCCACCAGATTCAAAGAACCATCCGTCGAGTGGATAGGTGCCGGCTGGTAACGCGAAAGATGTTTTCGCCGACCAAGAGCATCCTTTGAAGTTCCATGTGCCGAACTCGGCTGTGTCACCGATCTTCACCGTGCCACCATCGTCAGCTGCGACCATGAAACTGATTGTCTGATTCTCTGGAATTGTGATTGCGCCGGTGTAATGAACCATGAAGTTGTCGTTGCCACATTGTTGGAATGGTTCGCCGACAAAGTTGCGGTTGATGTTGTTTTCTAACTCCGAACCACATTGCGGATACGCGATATCGGACTTGGTTGGCAGACCAGATATCAGATAGCCGACCGCGTTCAGTCCTGCGACTGGGTCAGCCTTGGCAGGGTTTGGGAATAGTGCGAACAGTAAAGCTGGTATGGGTATCAGCCATCGAGTCAAGTTTCGTTTCACTTCAGTTCCATGTTCGGAATACTAGTTGTCCGACCAATAAACTACCGATCGGACTTAGAAACAAAAGTGGCTCGTGATTAGAAAACAAAGACTCGCCAGTTAGACGAGTCTGAATCCAGACACCGAAGCATTTGGAGTAGAAACTTTACGAAAATGCAACCCATTTAAGTTGTAATTCATCCCACGAATACTTGCCGTCAGGTTTCGGCGTTGGCGGTTGCCAGTCATGGTTGCTGTCAAGAGTCCACGAAGGATATGGCTGTGGTGCAATAAATACATCTGATGCGCTGTCATATGTAAAACCGACACCTGCAAATTGCTTCCGTATCCGATTGTTGTAACTTGTTTGAACCCATTCGCCGCCGAGTAGATCGTGACAGAACTGTGCGCCGTTCGCTTCCTCATTATCGTGGACAACAATTACTCGTTGCACTACGCCGCCAAGAATTTCTGCAAAGTGTGCCATCAGAATGTGATCGTTCCGCTGCCAGTGAATGTATAAACAGTTCCACTCAGAGTTGGCGAACCTGTAGTCGATGCAGCAACAACGCCTGCGTCAATAATGACAATTCCTGAGCCACCTGAACCTCCCGCTGATGTGCTACCACCACCACCAGCACCACCGCCACCAGCGCCGCGATTTGCTGTGCCGTTTGTACCTGTTGAATTATTTGAGCCAGCGCCACCGCCTCCGCTACCTCCAGCCGCGCCACCGGTAATGTAGCCGCCACCTCCTCCACCACCGCCGTAAGTTACTGGCGAACCAAATGAAACCGCGACACCGTTACCGCCAACACCGCCGCTTGGCGATGTTGAGTTTGCGCCTACTGCACCTGCACCACCACCACCCGAACCATTGTCATGAGTAATTGTAGTACCGCCGCTAAAACCTTGGTTTGCAGTGCCTGCGCCACCCGTACCGTTTGGGTTTGCACCACCACCACCGCTACCGCCAGTATTTCCGTTTGCGCTAGCACCAGCACCAGAAGAAACACCTGCACCACCACCAGCAGTAGCAGTAATGGTGTCAAAAACAGAATCGTTACCATTAACTTTTGTATTGGTTGATGTGCCTACGCCACCTGCACCGACTGTAACCGTTAAAGCAACACCAGTTGGAACAACAACTGCGGACTCTAAAGTCCCGCCACCACCAGTAGCAGAATTTGTTGAACGAAGCCCGCCGCTTCCACCACCGCCGCCGCCACCAGCACCGACGGCAGAATTACTTGAACCACCCGCGCCACCACCTGCAACAACCAAATAATTCACAGCTATTCCGCCTGGTGCGCCGACTCCTGCCAAGATTTGCACAACTACGCCTTCAAATTGCCGAGTGCGATCCATTCGTTCGTGTCGATCTTGATACAAGTCGCAACGGAGAACTGATCGTTAGTTTTCAACTTTGAACCACTTGAACGCACTGTGACAGTCGCAGCAGGAGTGATTGTTACGGTTGCTGTGCCGCCTTGATAAATGTTGAGCTGATCGCCGACCGCAAACGCAACAGTTGCGTTCGCTGGAATTGTGAATGCCACCGCGGTGCCGGACGTAAAATTAATTAACTTGCCTACATCGGTGAGTGATGCGGTGATAGCGGTGCCGGACTGGGTTACCAGTGCGACGATTGAAGTTGCGAGAATATTAGCGTTTACCGCTGTGAATATATCTCCGCTAGTGAAACTGGGTCTCGTTGCCATATTGCTCCTATCCTAGTCCAACATCAACATCATCAAGTTGGTTGGTATCAAGTATAAACGCGGCCAAGGCTTTGACTTGACCTAGTTTGAATGATATCCGATGATCCGATGGTGTGATGTCGTGACTGACGGCTTCTATGAACACGGTCTCGGTGCGCGACAATGGCAAGCCTTGGTCGTATCGTTTCGTGACCTCAATAACATCTGAGACATCAAGTGTCAGCACGGTCGGCCAGAGTGCCGACCCGCAAGCGTTAAGACTGGTTGAGATCTCATCAAAGCGAATCTTGGGTTCTTTGTATTTTGTGAGGAGGTTCTCCGCCAAGGCTGATCCAGCCGCCAAAGTATCTAGTGGCACATTTGAGAATGACAAAGTTTGCACACCATACTGGGTTTGGCTCGCAGCGTCGGATGCGACTTGCGCTGCTGTGCCACCGTCAACATCTATCTGAACTCTGTTGAATAATGTTTCTTGACCGTACGCCACTCCGATTGCCAAGATTGGAATCTCGTTTGACGCAGTACCACCGAACGATGCGATTGCGGTGGAGAAGGTGAATGCGATTCTTTCATTGAACTCAATTTGATTTTTTCGGTTTGCGAACAGCCTGCCGTCTTCGGCGATAGCAACAGCCTGCAACGCCGACAAAGTGTTTGTGTTGTCAGCATAGGCAACCGTGCCACACGTTGCCATACCTGTTGAGATGTCTCGGAGCGCGGTTGAGAAGTTCACTTCTGGTCTATCCAAGATCGCCGACACGCGAGCCGACGTGAGTTGTGAAGAAGGATTGAATGCTGTCAGCGCGGTGCGCGATAGTTCGTACAGTGCGTCCGCAGATTGGATTGACGCGAACGACAGGTTCGGCTGCTCATAGGTGATGTCAAGATCTGTGATTGCGCCGACGAACAGTTCGGCTGTTCCGGCAAGAACTTTGATCGCTCGTCTCGGAGCCAAGTCAAATGATCCTTCGTACCAGGCTGATGCGGTGTTCGCTGGGTCAAACAACCGTCCAGAAGCACGATCGTCAGCCAACACTCGACAACTGCCAGGTGAGAACTGATCGGTCTGAGTACTGCGACCGCGTTGAATTGCGACCGATAGGACATACTCGGTTGCGTCTACGAAGTCGCCTGTGCCGTCAAGTGCAGCTTGGCTGTCAAGTGTTGATGTGTCAAGAATGAACTGGTTGACAACCTGACCGACATCTAACAGAACCGAGTATGCCTGTCCCCACTTCAATGTCTTTGGCATGGTTACCTTCTTGGCGCGAAGCCGAGTCGGTCAATCGCGAACGCATCGACCGCTGTGTATTGTTGCAACAGTTGCACAATCTGGCGACCTGCCTCAACACCGTTCGTGCCGATACCTGTGTTCACCACGATTGTCGTTCCGCTTCCGGTAGTCGCCGCGCCACCAGTAGTTGAACCTCCAGGTGTTGGCACAGTTGGCAAAGTGGGGATCATGAATCCTTTGTCAACTTCTTCTGGTCGAAGCACTACTGCTACTGGCTTCGGGATGTTGCCTTGGGCGGTAGCCGCTTTGGCAATCGCTTCGGCAAGTTCATTGAACGCATCCGTCTCTCTCTGGATCGCTTCAGTTGCATCCTCTGACGCCTTCGTCTGTGCTTCTTTTGCCTCTTGGACATCTTTAAGGAGTGAGTCGTAGATTATTGATCCGACTATCGCACCGTTCACGACTTCGTTTAGTTTCGCTTGTGAATCAGTTCGAGCCAATGTTGCTTCAATTTCGTCTTCGGTGGCGTCAACGACTTGAAGTTTCGCTTCAGCCAGATCAATCTCGGCTTCACGAATCATTCGCGGATTCGACTCAGGATCCGCACGAACCTCGGCAAGTTTCTTCTCAGCGTCAGCCACCGCAAAGATTGAGTTTTCAACTCGATAGCCTGCCTGCTCGACACCGCGATTCGCGATGCTGAGTTTCTTCTGTGCATCTTTGGCTTCCGCAGAATCTGCACCGAATCCTTGGACAGCCTGATTGAACTTCTGTTGTGCATCGGCAAGACTGAGATCCGATTTTGCAAGTTGACCTTTTGCGTTTGACGCAGACTTCTTCGCCGCGTCGAACGACTTCTGTTGAGATGTCACGGTCTTCAACGCTTTAGAAAGTTCGTCAAACACATTGACTGTTTCTTCAACGGATTTCGCTACTTCTTTGACAGACTTCTTAACTTTTTCTGCCGAGCCTCCTCCACCACCGACCTTCTTCAATGCCTCATTGAAGTCGTCGGTGGATTGTTTAGCCTTCGGAAGAACCTTTGTACCAATCCGATCAGTCTGGTCAATCAACGGAGAGATCTGATTGCCACTCAGATTCAAGGCGGCAGCCGTGTTGATCACCGATCCTCGCAACCTGTCAAATGTTGCAGTGACCTTGTCGGTTCGATCAATGAGCATCTGCTCAACCGTGATGATTCCGTCGCCACCTGTAACCGTTGAAGCGACCAGTCGCAGAATGTCAATGAATGCGAATGCTGGTTTGAAGAAGTTGACGATTGCTTGTTCAAACTCGATAACTCCTAAAATCATTTTTTCAATAGCGTCAATGACCGTGAGTGAGACAGGACCCATCGCTGCGGCAAAGTATTTTATTGCACCAGTCAGACCTTCTTCTTTGAATCCGGCAACTGCGGCTTGTAACGCCGGCAGAATCCGTGTTTGTAAGAACGTCACAAGTTTCTCGAATGCGGGCAGAAGTGCGAAGCCGATCTCTTCCACTACTTCACCAAATGATGTTTTTAGAATCTTTACTCGTCCAGAGAATGTGTCGGCTGCGACCGCGGCTGCACCACCGAACTGTATTTCAAGTTGATCAAGAATCGCACTGAAGTCTTTTGCCTTCGTCGCACCTTCATCCAACGGAATGCCAAGTCGAGTGAGCGCACCGATCTGACCAGTTGCAGCACGGCCGAGACCTAAGGTCACTGATTCGAGGTCGCGTCCGGTTGACGCACTGATGTCGAGTGCGAGCGTGAACAGACGCTGAGATCTTTCTAGATCACCTGTAGCCCTTGCCAAATTGCCGAACGCCGGTCGGAGTTCATCGTCGGCGATACCTGTCGCCAACATCGCCTTCTCAATGAATGCTTCGGTGGCTGACACTTGTGCAGTGGTCGCACCAGCTGATCGGATCAACTGTGCTTCAAGACTTTTCTGTGATGCTTCGTCGGCGGCTGCTGCTGCGACCGCGGCTGTCGCTGCACCTGCAACCGCTGTGAACGCACCGAACGCAATCAGCGCACCCTTCTTCACAACATCAAACGCATTGCCCAACGAGTTGCCAACTGTTTGGAGTTGATCGATTGTGTCTTGACCTTCTCTGGCAAGTTTCTTGAACGCCGTGATAGCACCGTCTGCGTTGCCAAGAATCTTTACAACGAATGTGCGTTCACCTGCCATGGTGACGCAATTCTACTCAGTTGACAGTCATCCGTTTGCGCAACTCCGCCCACTCGCGTTGCATGTCACGATGAATCTCTTGCTGTGTCATACCGTCATATTGTGACAAGTCAACTGGTGCATCCCACCACTTCGGATCCTGCACGATTCGCGCCCACTTACCGCTTCTAGTTTGTCGAGTTGAGCGAATGTTCGGAGTGTTGAAAGTTCGTGTCGGCGCAGCGATGTCGGTGATGGTCGGGTCAATGAACCGCCAACCTGAGTGATGTGTGCGGAATGGTTGACCAGCCTCATGTTGTGGCAGGAAAAAAATACGAGCAGGATCTTTAGTCGCTGGGTCACCTTTGAGACCAAGACGAGCGTGTGTCTCGTGCCAAACTTCTTCCCAGTTGTCAACCGGTACAGCCTGCTCAAATGGGATGACAACATGCCAGTGAGGATTATCTTCACGATGCGACCAGGTTGTGTACGCGAAGTGGATATACGATCCGATATCACAATTCTCAAACGCTTCACCGTCAAGGTCGGCGACTAACGCCCAGATGTGCGACACGTTGCGATTGCCTCGCGTTGTGTACTCACGATAGGTGACTGGCGAGTACAACGAGCCGTCTGACTTCTTGTCATGTTCTTCATGTTTGCCGAGCATTGAAGCAAACTGCATCCAAGATTCGGCGATGGTCTTTGGATAGACAGACTTGACCGATGGGAACCCGACGACTTCAAACATTGTGCAGACCCGCCTCAATGTATCGGCGAAGTAACTCTGACACGCTCACATCTTCACGCTTGGCTTGACGCTCAATTTGTGTCTTGACTTCTTGGTTAAGCCTGATCGTGATGGTTGGATACTTTTGATTCATTGCGCTAGTTCAAACTCTTCGAAGACCCAGTCAGCACGTTTCTTGCCGCCACGACATGACCAAGATACAGACCAATTTTTTTTAGCTTGTTTCAGATCTTTGCCGGATGTGACTCCGTAGTGAACTGGTTGACGGTTTTCGTAATCTCCGTAACCGTCTTGCCAATCGTTTGTGCTTACATGCTGTATGCGAGATACTCTGAACATCTTTAACATAACTACCTCCTTAGGTATGTAAGACAATCTAGCAACTATGTAAGACAAATGCAACTATCTTTTGAAAGATTTTTTAAGCCTTATTCTGTAAGACTTTCAGCCGATTGCAAGTATCAAATGCCTAGTTCCTTAACCACACGATCCAAGCCTTCTAGGTATTGTTTGGCGATCTCGTTCTTGCGTTTGCGCACAGTCGGCCAGAAGAAGTAACCAGACTGACCGCGATGTCGCAAGAACTGTTTCGTCTTAGGTTTAACACCACCACCGAACTCTGCACCAAAGAACACATCGGCGCGGGTCACTGGTTTCTTGCGTCGACTATTCGGACGAGACTTTGAGATGAACGGTTCTTTGCCACGCAACGAGATGGTTGGAATGCGATCGTTCTTCGCTCGTAATCCTTTGGCAACTTGTATCGCTTGACTGGCTCGACTAACCGTGCCGGCTTCAATGCGAACTGAACCTTGCAGATCTTTGGCGATTGTGTAAGCGACCTTGCGCAACTCTTTGTTGAACTGCGGACTTGCCTGCGAGAACTTGCGCAAAGTTTCAAACAAGTCTTTGATGACAACCGTGTTACCTGCAACAGCAGCTTCACCAGCACGACCGAGAGTTCCACCGGTGTCGCCTGGCAGATTCGGGAATGCTGAGAATGCCATCAGTTGATCCTTTGATTCGGGTTCATCTTCACACTCTTCCAGCGCAGATAGCCGAGCATCGTGTAGAGCATTCTAGGTGACTCTTGCAGAAGTAAAGATGGAGCGATGTGAGTCTCACACGCTAGATACGCGATCAGCCAGTGGGCTGAGGATTCTCCAAAGGGTTGATCACCGCAGAATCGGTTCCAACCTCCACACTCTCAATTGTTTCAATCCATTCTTCAAACTTCATCGCAGTGTTCTTCGTGCGTTTCGTTGCGTGCCACGCCAACCATGCAAGGTCGGTGAGGCGTAGTTCTGTTTGAAAGTTTGCGACCGAACGATTCTTTTCTGTTTCGAATGCGATGAAGTCGGCAAACTGTGCAGACACTTTCGTGGTGACAGCGTCCAGCGTAGTTACTTCTAGATTGATTTTCATTCTTACCTCCTGATTGATTACTTAAGAACTATGAGATTGCTTTCGTGATCGTTCCGCTAATTGGCCACGTTACGTCCGCTGTGTTTAGCTCGCCCACGGCACCGTTTACCAAACTAAATTCTGTACAAAGTACGCTGAAAGTGTAGTGAGGTGTTGCGGTTGATGCGGCGGCTGTGCCTGCTGGTTTCACAATCATCGTGACAGCGGTTGAACCGATTAATGGTTGAATCAATCCGTCAATCGCGTTGTAGTCATTGTGTAATGAGAGTGTCACAGAGTTGTCGATCAAGCCTGACACGCGGGTCACTGCGCCACCACTGCCGAACGAAGTTGTTGGAACCTCGGCTGCTGAAGTGCTTAAGGTAACTGCTGCCACATTCGCTGTGATGTCTGTGCCATTCAAAGAAACATTTGAGTTGAGAAGGACTAACTTTGCCATGATTATTTATCTCCTGCCGTTTCGGCTTTTGAGGTTGACTTATCTGGAACCAAGACAATGCGACCCGATTGCACCAGTGAGTCTAGATGATCAAACTCCGCACCATCAATAGTGGCTGGATATTGTTTACCGAGAACAGTGAAGCCCTCAACTACCTGATACTTTGCCATGACCTAAGCGTACACCACGACCCGAAAGTCAACAGTCAGGTAGGTGGTGTCGTTCGCGTCAACGGTTGAGATGTTGGATGCCTCTTCCACGATCAGAGTCTGGGCGTATCCGCCGAGTGTCTGGTCGCCTTCGATTGCGGCACGAATCCCGCTGTCGTAAGACAGATAAGTGTCGAGCAGGTTCTGTGATGTGCGTTCAGCTGCACGACCGACAATCACACTGACGGTGAAGACATGTGTGACAAGTCCTCTGCCCATCGCACCGTGGTAGGTGATTGATTCAAGTGTCGGCCATGCAAGTCCGCCGACCGAAGGGTTGACCTGGTCGGGTTGTTGTGCGAATGCGCGAAGGTTCGTGATTGTTGCCAGACGAGTCTGCAATCCTGTTTTGAGTTCGGTGACTGTTGCGGTCATGCGAACATTCGCATTCGGCGATAAGGCTCGACAAGTTGTGCGACGTCTGGGTCGAGTGCGCGTGTCACTCGTATCGCACCCAAGTCTCCGAAGCCTGCAACGCCGAGCGGTGAATCGTAACGCTTAAAAATTCTTGATGCCTGAATGATCACCGCTTGTGTGATCGGTTCAGGCACAGACGGCCAACCATATACAGCGGTCAGTTGCACCAATGCTTCTTCACCGTAGTTCGCATTCAAGGTTGGGAACAGGAAGTCGCCGACTGCGCGGATGCGTGTGAACGGAACAGTCAAGCCGTCCAAGATTCCGTTGACTGGTTCTAGTTGGTAGTCGAGTGGTGTGAATGTGACATCGAAGTTGCCGTCAGCCTGTGTCGAAGTTTTGAGTGTGAGCGCAGTCCCAGCGATGTCATCGATCTCGCACACAAACTCATCACCAGCAGTGAACACTCTTGTCGTCGCGGATCCGTATTGCCAGAACTGTCGATTGGCGTAGCCATCAATCAGTCGACTGGCTGCACCGGCACAGTTGTCAATCAGTTCGTCGTCTTGTGTGTCGGCTGTACCGATTCTGAGGGCGGCCTTGATTTGGTTTCTGCTCGCGTAGCCGTTGACGATACTCATGGTTCCTTTATCTTACTTCAAGATCTGTGGTGGGAACTCTACTCCAGGCACAACATCATGTTCTCGCAAGATTGTTCGCATCTGCTCACATTGAAGTTCGCCATGCGCGTCAGGTCTCATACTGTAGGCATCAGGATGACGAATATGGTCTCCGACTGGTTTTGTTTTGAACTCAACTTTTAATCCAAGTTTGCGAATCTCCATCCATTGAATCCAATCATTCCAAACAACCTGACGGTAGGGAATCTTGTGCGCAATTGACTTGCGCCAAATAGTCATTCCAAGCATCGGATTATGTGATGAATGAAGAATGTTTTGAAAACCTGTTGGATCAGCCGCCCACAACGCACCATTCTCCATCCACGCAGCACTAATAACATCCACATCATCAGCAACATCAGTCAGACCGTCAAGCCCATCAGCGAACCAAATATCGTCCAGACCAGCAGGACAGACCCATTCAGATCTTGCAGAAGAGATTGTGTCATTCCAGTTGCTCCACTTGTGATGCGGTTGAATAATCTCAATCCAATGCTTTGGAAGTTTCAACGGCTCAGGTGACGAGATAATTATTTCATCAGGCTCAGTGTTCAACTTCTCCATCTGTTCGATAAACAGTGCGCCAAACTTCTCCCAATAATTACCCCAAACTGTTACACAAATTGCGATGCTCATGTCAGTCCCAACTTAGATCTAGTCGGCGTTGCAGATCCCATTGACCTGCGTCAAGTCTTGCGTTGCGAAGTTTGAACAGTTCAAGATTCGCTCCATAGGTTTGCGCGTTCTTGCCTTGCAACGCAACGTCTGACAGAAGTGTTGACGAGTTGTCGTGCATGATGATGTCTCGCAACTCGTTTGGTATGTAGCCGAGACGAACGGCGCGACGCTCATAATCGTTGTCTTCAAAGTATGCGGGATGGAATGCTTCGCAGAACAGTCCGACATCTTTCACAACTTCGGATCCGATCCACGCGCAAGCCCATCGCGGGTCACCTGTTAGAAGTATGCGATCAGAATTACATTCGTTCCAGAACTTCTCTAGTTGGTCTGGTAAGAACCAGGCGTCCGAGTTCATAAGAATCCAACCAGACGCGAACGGTGTCATCTTGATACCAAGATTCCACGATGTCGCCACACCAAGATTGCTTGGCGTGTTCATGATGTAGGTCTTGCCGTGACGACTGTTGCGTGGCATCATCAAACAGTCCTCTTCAATCTTGCCTCCGTTGTCGATGATGATGATCTTCTCAACTGGGAAGTCGAGCGAATCAATGCACCGTTCGAGTAGGTCGTATCGGTTGAGAACTGGGATGATTACGACCGGCACCATGCGGACAACTCCTTCATCGTTGGCTTCCAATGTTGTTCAAATACCGTATCGGCTCCATACCCTTGCGCATGGCTTATCGCCTGCTCAGAACGCCCTCTAGGCGCGTCATACGCCGACTTGAGAGCATTCACGATGTCAGGCACGGACGGTGTGAAGAACCACGACTTCTGAGCCGCATCCCACCACGGCTGACCTTCTACCGTCCAGCCGTCGCCGACCAGCTCAGGTTGCGCAGTGAAGTTTGAGACAATCACTCGACATCCACACGCTTGCGCTTCAATGACTGGAATGCCGAACCCTTCACCCATTGAGCAAGCCAACAGAACATCTGACGCGGTGTACATCGCAGCCATCAAGTTCTGTGGCATACCGTGCCGATACGCGTACTGGTCGACAATCTTGTACTTGTCTGAACTGACTCCGCAAGCGTCAAGAAGTTGAATCAGATTGATACCAGACATCGCACCCATCGGTTCGGTGTAAAGATACAGCACAGCATCAGGATGATCTTTCGCAAAGATTGAATACGCAAGCAGATTCTCAGCCCATGCTTTACGCGCAGGCTGACTGCCTTTGTTCGTTGCGACCATCGAGATAACGAATCTGTCTTCTTCCCATCCCATAAACTTTCGGCCAGTCATCTTGCCACCATCCGCCAACGCGACAGTCTCGGTCGGTTTGAACACAGGTTCGATCGCGTGAGGAGCGTACAGATGATCGATGCCTGCGATGTTCAACATTCGTGAACCAAACTTCGACATCGCGATCGGTTTCACATTCTCACGCGCACACCACTCCAACACATCTGGCGGTGCAGGCTGATGATCAATCGGAACCCATGACGCAATGTTTTTCAACTCTTTCAACGAATCAGACTTCAACACCCACACATCAAACAAAGTCATCAACAATGTTGGTGTTGAAAGATCTTGGCTAGACCACTCCATCGTGTGCGCAACCACAACATCGTCGCTATATGTCGCGAGTCCTTGTGGATACATTTTGAAACCATTCCAAGTCGATACCGAACCCGCAAGTCCGTACATCGCGTGAACTGCTACTTGATGGTCTTCTTTCGCGAGCCTTTGGATGACTTGCGCGGTTTGCTGACCGTATCCGGTGGCAGCCCAAGGTGCGTTTGAATACCAGACGACTCTGAGTCGGTCGGGATTGGTTGGTCTGATATTTCCAAGTAGTGCGCTACGCCCGCTCGGACTAACCGCTCCGCCAACGCTCCTGGCATCTCCACTGGTACGCCTTTGACTATTACTGTTACCCACATGATCCTCCTAAGAATAGTGCAGGAATAGGAAAGACTCGGCAAGTCCTGCACGACCGCCGAGTCTTAATCCTAGTCACAGCCCTTGCGGACTGCGATATCTTTTATCGGATTAGTTCCTGATTATCAGGATGCGCCACCGATGAAGTGTTTGACGTGTGATGTTTGTGGCAAGTTGCCGTCGACACGCATTGTTGCGCGGAAGGTAACAAGACCTGTGTTGAATGCGAAGTCATCGCTTCGATCCAACTTGATGCCGCCAACTTGGCGAACGAAGTAACTTGGAAGGTGTCCGAAGATAACCGACTTTGCTGCTGTTCCTGTGTTGGCCATGCCTGGGTTCTCGAACACTGGGTATCCGAGGAGCAAGTCATTCGCATCAGCGCTTAGTGCTGGTGAGAACACAAAGTTGCCTGCTGTGTCCTTCAACG